TGAGCTTCGTGCAGCCGCCCCAATTCCAGAGTGGATTTTGCTAAGGGTTAGCAGCGTCTTTGGTGTGACCAGTCTTGGACAGGCTAGCCAGCTTCTGTTCAGGAGTCGCGGGAAAGGTCGGCAGAGTGTAGACTCGCAGCATATCGAGAGCGTTCTCAAGGTCTAGCAGTTCGTCTGTTGTCAGCTTTAGGTTAGCCATCGTTCGCCTCTCCAGATACGCTTGGATGCTGTCTGGGTCGGTCGTACCTGCTAGCTGTGCTACTTCCCTTGTAGAGTCCTGCAACGCGCGGAATGTGGTTAGCTGGGATGGGTCGAGACGACTAAGATGGCTAAAGTGATTTTTTATTGTCTTTTTGAGTCGTCTTCCTTCGATGCTTTTCTTCCAAAACCATTTATCGCAGCTTAAGCATTGAATGTTGCCATGAGCGGTTAACTCAATGCTGGTGTGACCACAGTTCATCTCGCTGCCTCCAGTGACTCTAGTTCCTGCCTATCCAGTCCACAGCAACCGCTTGGCTTCGGTAAGTTTGTAAACACAGGTAGGTGGAATCCACCAAGCCCCTGTCCGAGAGTGTGTGATGCAGATAAAAGGCTCTGACTGAATCTCCCAGCTCAGTATTTTCTCTGTCCCAGCTTCTTGGTCAAAAATGATTACATCGTCAAGGCAGTCGAAGCCAATGAAGTGAAAGCCTGCGTTTTCGAGTAATTGAACAACATTTGAGATTGGCTTAGTAGGTATTGTCATGTTTCTTTGGTTGATAGTGGTGACAATTAATCTCGTCCTGCTTCATGCCTTGGTGCTTAATTTGGCAGAGTAGAGGCACACCAAAACGGTACTGTCCGACCCAGTATCGGCAGGTTGAGCAAGGACGATTTGCGGGACAGACTTTTTTCAGAGGAGGTGGGATTAATTCGTTGAGTGTTGGCATGGAAGTAAACCCCCTTATTAAGGGGGCGATAATTTACTTTTGACTAGGTGACCGGAGTCTCCGGTCACCTAGGATTTGCTCCAATTCCTTGACTCTTGCTTCAGCAGCGATCGCTCTCTCCTTCCACCGCTTCAGCGCATTAGTCGTTTTTTTGTGCCCATAATCTTCGGGATAGCGCCGAGCCATCTCCTGTACCGCAGCTTCGATGTGTGGTGTTTTTGGTCGATCATTGCCTGATTCATCACAAGCGATCGCCCAACACTCTTTAACTCGTTCGATGCCTTTGGGATTCGGCTTGACTCCATATTCATCAGTGTTTTGTTTTCCTCTGAAGACTTTGTGTGAACTACCTTCTGTTTTTGGGGCTTGGTGACTACCCACTGGGACAAATGCTCTAAACCTTTGCAGTGGCTTGAGCTGGTGGATTGAGTAACTACCTGGTGGCAGTTCTAACACTCGTTCTATCCTTGCTGCTGCCACTTCCTTTCGATAAAGTTCAGCAGCAGTTTTATCGAAGTACTTAACTAGAAACTGTTGGAACGATGGCAGATTAATATCAGGGTGCTTGTGTGCCTCAGTGTCATGCAGCCTCATCAGAATTTTGCGCTCTATTGTCCATAATCGGACTCGTTCGGCTTGGCAATCTTTCAGTGCAGAAATGCAGTTGCGAATTTCACCTTGTTTGAGCTGTTCGGGACTGTCTCCGTGCCAAGGATGTCCTACTCTTTCAGGGCTTAGGCGAAGGAATTGAGTTCGCACTTCACCCAACTCTTCTAGTGGCGCAGTGGCAGCTTCGGCTAGATTGTTGGTTTTGACAACTCGAACAGCGGGGGGTGCTGGGAGCGCGCGAGTTACCATTCCAATACTCCTTCTAATCCTTGCAAGTGAAAAGCAAGATTGCACAGCGCTCTATTTTGAGTTTGCTGCACTCCTTGTGTACTTATTTTCAGTTTTTTAGCTATTTGACTCAGGCTCATGGCATTGCCACAAAAACCGAATCGCATCAAAACAACCTCCTGCTGTTTTGGACTCAGTTGAGCGATCGCATCTTTTAGTTTTTTCAGTGCCAAAGACTTGTCGATTTCCGCTTCGGCATTTTCACTTCCCGGTTCTGTTAACCAGTCGATAAACTCTACATTTCTTTGATTGCCTTCACTAATAATTCTGTTGAGCGATTGTGCTTTCCTGGTGACACTTTTTATCCAGCGGATTTGTTCGACAGACTTTGCTAATAATTCTTCCCTGCGCTCATCAGTAGTGTCTATTTTTCGGTACTCAATAGCCCATGTTTTTATGCTGCTTTCTCTGATGTTTGGCTCAAAGTCCAAGAGGTAGTCTGCAACTTGCCATATGGGTCGGGGGCATTCCTTGGTGTCGGGCAATTACTCTCTCGACTTTGCCAAGTTGCGTTACTGTATCGTGGATGTGATTTGGCTTTCGCACCAAATCTTTTTGGTTGTCAATGGCGCGTGTAATCGACTGCCGAATCCACCAAGTTGCGTAAGTTGAGAACTTATAGCCTTTCGTCGGGTCAAACTTCTCGGCAGCACGTTGGCAGCCTTGGCTTCCTTCTTGAATGAGGTCTAGTAAGGGTAGTCCGCGTTTCTGGTACTTGGTGGCAATACTCACCACTAGCCGGAGGTTGGATTCAACTAGCTTCTGCTTGGCTTTAAGAGAGCCGAGAGCGACTTGGTGAGCTAGCTCTAATTCCTGCTCTGGCTTTAGGAGCGGAATCCTGCCAATATCCCGTAGGTAGCGAGTTACAGGGTCGGTGTCTAGCTTTCGGGAACCTTCAACCCGTCCGTTATAGGCTTTTGGCTCGGGAATAGTAACACGGACTTTTGTGGCAGGCGTAAGATTACTCATGCCTGCTCCCCCGCTGCGATTTTTTCTCCGTTGTTTAGTGCCAAGTAAGCTTTTTTCCTTAGCTCTGGTGTGACCTGCCCTTCCTGGAGGATGTGAATAAGAACCATTCGCAATCCACCTGCCTCTCTTTGGGACTGATCGAGCTGATACCTCAACCGGAACTCTATGTCTTCTCGTTGTGTCATACTGGTGTGTCCTAAGATACAAAACTACCCCCAGGCGTGGGGGTTTTTCTTTGATCTACGCGACGGATTGAGCCGTCTTGATTTTGGCTTGTGCGACAGCCATTGCCTCTTGCCGTGATACTCTTGCTTCATCAGTTCGACCCTTGGAACGAGGGCGACTGGGATTCGCATGACCTTGGTTCTTTCCATTGGCACGTAACCGTTACGGACTTTGTAACAAGTATCGTAACGCGAAAATGGCGGTTACACTCACCACCCCGCGCTTAATTTTCTGGTAATTTGATTCCAGTTAAAACTGAATATTGGGAGGGGATGAGTTGATTTTTGGAGATGAATACAAACACAGATTGAAAGAGTACTGCCAGCGTCGAGTTAGGGAAGAAGGTTCGATTAGAGCGTGGACTTGCCGAATTGGGGTAGATAAACCACAGCAAAGCCTTGGCTGGAAGGAACCTTAACAGAACCAATTCGGCTGCATACTTTACTTTGTTTGGCATGGGATAGAAACGAAACGCCAGAACAGACACGAGACTGGCTTGAAGGGAAACCTAGCCTTGTAGACCAAATAAGAGAACTTCCGCATCATATCCAGGCGAGTCTACTAGCCGAGCTAATGCGCCAACAAGTTGCGCTGCTCAAGCCAGCCGTGAAAGACGGGGGAATCCCCCTAGTGCGAATCGCGCCCCGCAATCCTGTACCCTTCCTTTTGATAGGGAAGTGGTGGGAGATTGTGAGATGAGTGATACACGGGGATTTGAATGATAGAAGTCGGCTCTCCACGGCATTTGAAGCTGAAGGCGATCTCTGGTCGCCACATTGCGTATAAAAAATCTTCCCCTAGAGAACCTAGAGGAAGAAGACTTAGAAGCGATCGCTGATGCAATGGGTTATAACCGAAGTGAACCGTTGAGGTTTAACGCTGGGCTTGAAATGCTGGAAAGCTTTTTGAAGACTGACGAAGGCACATTAGACGCTGTCGGGGATTATCACTTGGTTTATTTGGCAAACTTTTGTCACAAACTAACCAAGTATTACGAGTTTCCAGCATTCCATGCAGTATGTGACGAAATCCTGACTTATGAAGGTGATGTTGAACAACTGTTGAGTGATATTACCCGCAACGGCGCGCTGATTGGTTAACTCTCATTTTTGGGATCTGGGTCGGCAGTTCCATAATTAGACGACTTGATGATGCTGCCGTCCGTCTCCCTTCGAGTCTTTTCAGTGTTGCTATTGGGCTGAGGATCGGGAGGTGGTGGATTTCTTTTTGGCTCTAACTGAATCATTAGGAAGTCCTGCAAATGCTTGACGTAGGTTTTTATCGACGCTCTCAAATCGCAAAGAAGTAGATAGTCACTGATACCCCTGGTGCTTTTCACTTGATATTTTAACGAGAGCCACCCTTGAAATCCCATTAGTGGTTAACTCCTACACCAGTAGCTTTTGCGATGCAACCGACCGGAGTCTCCGTCGAAGGAACTACAAGCAAACCCGCTCCTGTGATAAGGGCGGGTTTGCTTTTTGGAGGAGTTGGGATTAGATGTTCCAGTTACAGAACATCTTCAGCGTCCGTGACTTGGCTTTGGTTAGTTCCGTGTCTGTCTCCACTTCCTTGATTTGGCTAGCTAGTTGGTTTAGTGTGGTTGGCTGGGTTGCGACCGCCTGTTTGGCTGTCTGAACTGTAGAGGAGTCGATTTGGTGTGCCATGATGTTGATCTAACTGTATTCAGGTTTGTAGAGTAGACACACCCTGACATTGCCCTCTAGTTTTGTCCGCTAGGGGGCTTTTTGTTTGTCGCTTGCCGATTCTTCTTTTTCGACTTGCTTGATTTCGGTCATCAGCCCAGTCAAGACTCGCATAGCTTTGTCATTGCCTGTTCAACCGCAATTGCCATGTCATCTATGATTCGTTGTTTGAGGCTATCTAACTTTGCCATTACCCGCGCCTCCCGCATCCAGGCTTAGATTCAGTCGTTGGGCACTCGGTTTGCTCAGATTGAGCTTGAGTGAGGTAGTTTTGCCAATTTGCCAGCTGATACCATCCGAACCCCGATACGAGGGCTGCGGTGGCAATGAGAGCTGATAACATTGAGAAATGCTCCTAACTGTGGTTTTTGAGTAGTAGCCAGCAGGTAGTAGTCAGCTTTGCTGCTGGCTATGACTTGAGGACATCGCCTCATCCCGCCTTCTTCACAGAGGGACGGGTGAGAAGATTTACTCTTTTTCGTGAAAGGCAGCAGGCGAGGATTAGCTCATAGGTTGAGCCTTTAAGTAAGTAACAAATTCACTCATTTGAGCGTCGGTCAGATGCTGCCGTGATTGCTTGCCGTAAGCTTGAATTAAGTAATCTTTGCCTTGTTGTTGAGTCCAGCCAAGCCGCTTTAGCTCTAAATTACTTTCTTCAAGCAAAGCGTTGAACTCATCTTCTAGCGCTTCATCATCGGATTAATGTCAATTGTTTCAACAGCTTGGGTAGTGCGCGGCTATTTGGTTCTGTCAGGATTCGGTTGGCTCTGCTTTCTAAAGCTTCCAGCACTTTGCTTGACCATTGAGGAGCTACTTCAAGGCTAAGTAACCATTTGTCAGCTCTTGCCCTGCCGTTATCCCGTGGGTGCTGATACTGCGCTGGCGACGGCACAGTTTGAAAGGAATACCGCGCAAATCACCTGTTGCCTGCTCAATGGCGACAAGGTTTTCTGTGATACCCATGATGTCCCACTTGGAGTGAGTTTGCACCTCGACATACCCTAACCGCTTGAGTTCAGGGATAACAACATGAAGCCGACCAGAAGGCTTACACCCTGATTTTGTCTCATCGCAGTTCAAGCAAGCTTTGCGTCCCTTGGAGTAGGTTTTCTTGTCGTCGTTTAGCCAGATAGTTTGCGCTTCACCGTCGCAGCGTCGTAACAGGCTAGCTCTTGCCCATTCTTCCATCCAGGATGAAAAGTTTTGCTCGGTTGTTTTGTAGGGTAGGAACACGTTCAACTCACGGGGTTGCTGATCGTACACTTGAAGGAATGCTCCTTCTAAATCTGCGTTGTCAGTATCAAACCTAAAGTAGTCTAGATCTTGTCCTGGCTTGTTTTCTGTTTTAGGCGCTCCTTTGCGAATGGTTCCAAGCTTAGGGAAGCTGGCTGTTCGGTCTGTCAGTCCTTTAATAGGCATTGTTAAAACTCCTCCTCTTCAAATGTTTCTGTTACCACTTGACCCATGAACCGCTTGGTAACGGTTGCTTTGTCCTGCCAATACTGACTAGCTTGACAAACTGGCTTTAAAGCTGACTTGACATTGTTGCGTGCTTTTTGGATAAGGATTTCTACTGCCACCTCATCCTCTAACTCGTCTGGATCGTCTGCGTCTAACTTGGCAAAGTATCCGATGCTGGCTTCTGCTGACTCGTAGTCACCCAGATTTACTTTGCGGCTGTAGCTTACTGAGATTGTTGTAATGTTCATTGTTCAAGTGATTGGTTAGATAGCAGATGCACTCTGACTCTTTAATTGTCCCTAGCCAAGGCTTTGTGCGGCTTCTGTTGGGCTTTTGAAATGTCTTTTGCTAGTAAACGTTACCCAGTAGTAGGAGTCGGGTGTGTTACTCCAATTTTGCGCCTCATTTCTGATTTTCTGAATCCGTCCTAATGGCTTGCCGTTGACCAAAACTCGGTAGCCGCTTGCTTCAAGCTGGAATCGGTAGGCACTCTTATCAGGCATTGGAGCGAAGTTGAAAGCTACTGGCTTAGGCTCTGGCTTCAGTCCCTGATATCCACAGTATTCGCAGCCATGTCCACCGCACTGATGACAAGCAACCAAGCTCTCTGTTTCGAGGGGCTGAGTTAACCAGTCGTATTTTGTAGTCAGCTCAAGAGCTTGCTCTAGTTCTTCTTGTGCAGCAGCTTGGATGATTTCGCTCATCTCGCGTTCCGCTGCCAAAACTTCCTGTTCTTCAGCCGCGATAACGCTTTCGATTTGCTTGGCGGCGGAGGAACGGAGGGCTTCGAGGATTGACCGGAACAAGTATCGGCTTAGATACTCCGAGCGATTTTCTGAAAGTCTCACCAGAACCATGTCTTCAACCAGTTGGATGCTTTCAATCTCGTCAGGGCTGTAGGTGTAGATGCCCGCACCATCCCAAGTTAGGACACTGGCGATGGTTACTCGATCTGCAAAGCTTAGGATTTCGGTTTTGGTCTGGGTTGCTTGGCGTTTCTCTGTATATGTCATGATTGGTTATCTCAGGGTTACTGTGTGTTCTCTGGGGTTCCCGTCGCTGTCGTTCTCCATTCGGTCAGTGGCGGGTTTTTGTTTGGGCGTCCGATGTGGGCAGTGAGCCTGCCGAACTGTGGTTGCCATGACTTAATACTACTCTCAACTGATGGTAGCTGTCAATAGTTGACAGTATCAATTAATGAGAGTATTGTATTGGTGTATTCAGTAAAGACCAATGGCGATGATCAATAAAGTCAAGGAATTTGCAACAAAGCAGGGAATAAAGACAGCTTACGAGTTTGCTCAAAAAACTGAAGTTCCAGAGTCTACGGCTCACAGATTATTCAGAAATCGAAACAACTACCCGTCAAAGCAAATACAAGAACTTATCTGTAAAAAATTCAGGGTTCAACCTGGTGAGTTTTTGGGATGGGAAGAAAATGATTAACAGAAACTCTTCAAGCTAGGGCATCAACAAAGTTGTTACTCACAAAGACTTGCTGGAGTATATCTCTAATGATTGAAAACATGACAATTAAGACAGCTAGTTGCAGAAAACTTGGCTTTGCTTCTGATGGTATTTTTGACACTCACACTAACAAGCTCGTTGTGTCTGTACAAAACGACGGATATTGGAATGCAGCTCAAATGTGTCAGCTTTACGAAAAACCTTTTGCCACATTTTTTCTGCGTCAGCGGACACAAGGTTTAATTTCAGCGCTAGAGACACAAAAGAGTCAACTTGCAATAGAACTACCTTCAACAGGAATTCCCGAATCTTATGTTTATTTCCTGTTAGACATTGAAGCCATGGTAGTTAAAGTGGGCTATTCCAGCCAGATAGACGAGCGACTAAAACAGATTCGGAGCCATACTATTTCTCCGTTGGTACTAGTTAAAATTATCCCCGGAGGTTTCAAAGAGGAGCAATTAATTCATCAACGATTTTCTCATTTACGGGTACATCACGAATGGTTCCGTTTTAACAAAGAATTAAATGTTTTTGTGGATGAATGTGCAAGCGAACCACCTATATGGATTCATGGTTGCATAGCAGCTAACTTGGCTGGCTGGCTTGATACCGAATTTCAAGTTTTAGTCTATGACTACATTTTTGGTTACAGGGTTCAGCTGAGAAAGCGGCAAGAAACTCTTGAGGTATTTACCATCCAAAACGCCACGCTAGAACACCAATACAACCAAGCACTCTACCGCATGGATTCGGCTGGACTACTACAACCGATGACCGATGACGATGAGTCATACCTGTGCGACTGGGAAGCTGATGTAAACGGAGAAGAGGAATAAACAAATGACCCTAAAACCCCACGAACTAAAACTAGCGGCAAAGCTTCTGGAGCTAGCCGCCGATCAATTCGCTAACCACGGCTGCAATGACTTCGACTTAGTGCAAGAGGCTGGGCTAACACTAGAACAAGCCTACGAGCTTAACCAAGCATATGCACAATGGAACGGTGACGCAGAGGAGTGGACTGAAGGCGAGTTGCGATACCCAGGAGCTTTGGGAGACAGTAGTTTGATGCGCTGGCTATCGACAAGGATGCAGCAGGAACTAGAAGAAGGCGATCGCAATGCCTAAAACCATCCGAGCCATAGCCGCTGTTGCTGTGTTTACCGCATTCATTCCGTTCATCGTGGCGACCGCATTGGTCAGATCCATCAGAGGATGCAACGAACTTGATGAAATCGAAGGAGCGTCAACAGTATCTGAGATAGCCCATTCTGTGTACGCAGCACTAGACGAGGAGAGCGATCGCCATGATTGAAAACTACCAGCAATACCAAGTAACACAACAGCAGCTTGCCAAGTTCGAGAAAAGCCTTGAAGCCGCCGAAAGACACACCCCCGACATTCACCCCCTTTTGTGGAAAGCAGAGCTTGACGGGTTGCGGAGTATTCGCGATGACCTAAAAGCGCAGGTAGAGGAGTACAAAGCTAAGTACAAGCAGCAAGTCTGTGACGCCTATACCCTGCTAGCAGGCTCCTTTGTCGAGGGGCATCTAGCAGGGTTGAAGCTACTGGAGCAAGTCGAGAGGGAGTGCCCGGAAGCATTGAGAGAGGTGGATGAGGAGATAGAGGAGAGTGTGAAATGAACGACCAACAGAAAAACGAGGCACTGTACAAGCTGTCTTCGGAAGCTTTGATGGAAGCTTGCCTACAAAAGATTTTTGACGACATTTCGTCATCAGAGGTTAAAGGACGGGTTGAGATGAGAGATGCGGCGCTACGAGCAAGAACACTAGCCGAAGGCGCACTAACCGAAGTCCGATTGAGAAAGGCTGGTTTGTCAATGTTTAGCAAAGAAGAGGAGAGTGTGAACAATGGTTAAAGTTCGAGTAACAAACCACTCAATGAAAAATGTCCGTCCCGACGGTCAACCGGAAGTATATGTGCACGAGGTTGATGAATATGAGGCAGAGCGAATTTTGTTGCAGTGCAAAGCTTGCTGGCTGACTCATTCCGCTGAGATAGTAACCGAGGAGAGTGATTGCAATGACCTGGATTAAGGTCAAGGACAAGATGCCCGAACCCAACAAAATAGTCGAGTGTCACGGCAAGAATATCCAAGGCAACTACCGAATAAAGCTCAAGTGGGAGTTATACGAAAAACCAATCAGAAAGAAGTCGGGACGCTGGATGTATGAGTGCTGGTCTGGCAGTCCAATTGCTTACTGGACACGGTATCCGCAGTGGAAAGACATTATCGAATGGAGAGAAGTGGAATGACACCCGAAGAACTCAAAGCTCACCTAGGCGAATTACTTGAACAGTCCCGCGACTTGGAAATCAAGCTCAAAGTAGCCTACCGATTGATTGATGACTGCGTACCAAAATCTCAACGAGTGGTGGGTGATGGTATCCGAGCATTGGAAGGAATAGACAAAGTGCAATGTGCCTTGATTCGGTCTAGATCTGCGATTCAAGTAGAGGAAGCAAGCAATGATTAAAACTTGGTGGATTAACAATAGTTGGCGACTCTGGGCACTTCGCTGGGTGCTAGCAACTGACCCTTACTCTGCCGTGGAAGTATGGCAAGAATATCGCTATATGCTCAATCCGAGTGATGAGCGAAGCCTAGTCGATCAGATTATCGAAGACTACGACAGGGACATAGACGCAGCCTTGCAGAACCCATTCGTAGCAATAGCTTGGGGATTGCGTGGCTTAGTGAGGAGGATAGAGGGATGAGAATCATCATCACCAACCACTTTGTCTGCAAAGACTACGCCTTCGACGTGGCACACTTCCATGGCGACTGGCTCGTTACCAAAGGTGGTAGTCGGTTCTATGCAGACCAGTGGCGAGTAGCAGTGGAAGGGAAAGAGGCGGTTAAGGTAAACCCTGATTTAGTGGAGGTCGCAGCAAAGTGAATCAGCAGCTTTCTTTATTTGGCGAACCCGAACCGGTTGCACAAACTCGTAAGCAGATAATTTCCAGTATTGTCGAATACCTCCAGGATAGACCCGCCCCCGATTCGTTATCGCCCATCGTCGTCAGTTATGGCGGTGGCGTGGACAGTACGGCAATGCTGATTGCCATGTACCTCAAGGGCGTCAAGCCGGATTTGATTGTCTTCTCTGATACAGGCGACGAAAAGAGGGAGACTTATGCCTATATCAAACTGTTCAGTCGATGGCTGAAGTCCGTTGGCTTTCCGCCAATCACTCGCACTCGTTACCGGATGGAAGATGCGGGGGAGAGGAAAAAGTTTTTAGCCTATTACTCTCCTCATAGATGGAAGTCTTTGTCGTTGGCGGCATTAGAAGCTTGGGCAGTCGCTTATCAAAATGTGCGGCAATCTGTGAAGTACAACACGCTAATGGAAGAATGCATTATTCTAGGCAAGCTTCCGGGCAAAGCATACGGAAGTGGGCAATGCTCAATGAAGTGGAAAATAGAGCCAACTCGCAAGCTTGTGAAGAAATGGCTTAAAGACAAGAATGTTGAAGTACGATGCTTTGTCGGTATTAACGCAGGGGAGCAAGAGCGATTACTTGACAAAAAAGGAAATCTCAAGCCCCTGACTGAGGTTGACTACGGGATTAGTTTTCGGCTTGAATATCCCATGATTGAGTGGGGGCTGGACAAGGAAAACGAAAAGGCTTTGATTGCTAGAATGGGCTTACCAATCCCTCCTAAGTCATCCTGCAAGCGATGCCCCAATATGACTCCTGAAGAAATATTGGCGCTGCCCAATGAAGATTACGAAATGGCTTGTTTTATTGAGGCGAATGCAGAACCATACTCAGGCAGCATCAAGGGGCTGGGTAGAAGTAAATTCAGTTGGCGATCTCTTAAAACCGCAACCCCACTCGAATTACTGGCATGGCAAAACCGACAGGAGTCTCGGAAGTGTGGGTGCGTGGACTGACCGGAGTCTCCGGTCACCTGCACAAAATAAAACCCCGCACATATCTGAATAGTGCAGGGGTTGGTCAGGGTGCATCTATAGAACTATTGTCGCGAATTTTGGCGAGTGCGATCGCCAGTCATTCATCAAGTGGTTGGCTTTTCAGGTCGCCACTTTTTTGTCAAGTATCAGCGTCCCCGCTCTTTCGGACAACTCTAGTCGCCTTACTCTGGCTTGATATCTGCGACGATTGTAGACGGCTTGCTCAACGTCTTCTATTGCTACTCCATTTGTTCTCGCAAATTCAGTCACCCAAGCGCGGTAGATTTTTTCAATACCGGGGTCATGAGCAAAGTAGACCAAAATCATTGCCATCATTTGAGAGTTACTCCAGCCCAGTTGTCCCTTGGTCTTCTGTACCATTTCATAAAGACCTTGGGGTAGATTCGCCTGAAACTCAGTCCCGTTCTTGCAGTCTGATGGGACTATTAACCGGACTTTGCCCCGTCAATCGTTGCGTTAGCTAAAAGCCTGCTTGCTCCGATAATTGCTATCTCAGATTTGGAGTAACCAAAGGGGGCTGAAACAAGTAGCGCCTTATCGTACAAATCACCCGGAACCATACCGTTCCTAAACTCAGAGCGTCCTTCAGCGATTGTCGATATTCCGTTGATGATTCCGTCTTGGGCGTGGCTGGCTACCCAAACTCTTAATTCCTCTAGCGTCGTCGGTTTTGCCATATCTATTTATTTCGTGCTTTATATCACTATATCCGTGATTGTCGAGAAAAAGTGTGTATAATTCTCGTAGGCGCACAAAAGCGATCGCACCACCAAAAATTCAAGGAATACAAAATGACCAAGTACCGTGTTTTTGAAGTTGACTCTGCTACTGGAGTAGCTACTCCAGTAGAAAATCCGAAAATAAACGAGCGTGATGTAGTTCTCGTCTCTAGTTCAGTCAAAAATTTGGGGGAGCAAGCAGACCCTAATCCCAAACAGAGCAGCAGTAACAAGCAAAACCAATAGGTAGCGCACGTCATAGACACAGGCAAAGCGATCGCATACTGTCCAAGGTCGTGCGATCGCTACCTATCCATAAAAATGACTTACAGATATAGGCATTTCAATCATGACTCTCAACGATTTTATAAACAAGTGGTCTGCCGATAGTTCCGAACAATCCAGAGAATGTGCAAAACTCCGCAGTGCGATCGCTGGATTGTTTGAACGCGACCCTAGAACAGTCAAAAATTGGGAATATAAGACACCGCACTACGTTAAGTGGATACTCGTTCGCATCAACAAAGAGTGGGAACAATCCGGAAAAACCTACTCGATTTTTTTTGAGATGTAGCTCACGATTTTGTCATCACCCAGTCTTTCAAATGACTACCCACAATCGAGTGGGTTTTTTATTGTAAATACAGAAAGCGGACGGTCATTCTACGAACATACGACCGCAAAGAACCTCGAAAAATCAACAGCTTCAGACGCAACCTTATTAACGGCTAGCTGACAAAGTACGGTACACGGTTATTTCAAGAGAAGTCATAGAATGACCGAAATTGATAAAAGCTCGGAGGTTCAATGGTGCAGCAATTATGACTCGCAGTAATTCATTAAAACAGGTTTACGAACGAATCCTAGGCAGAGAGCTTTCTTCTAGACAGTGGCGGCGCATCAGATCTGAATATTTGAGCGGAACAGTGAATTTAGTAACTGTCAAAATTCACGCCCGACTCAGGAAAATCAACGGACGCCGCAAGCTGACCTTGGCAGACGTTAACCGAGTTGAAGGGTTTGACCAGTTTGCTAGCTGCTTAGACGGTGAAGTGAAAGGCGAAGACATTTATGACGCCTTTGGGTTCCTTTCTCCTTCTCCCAGTCCTAGTACAATTCGCCGTTGGGGGATAGAACTTGGCTTACCACTCATCAAGAACAAGTGGTATACGGCAGAAGAGGCGCAAAAATGGGTTCGATTCGTTGGCGATAGAACCCGATTCAAATTTCCAGAATCAGCAATTAAAAGGAGACGAGCATAAACATGGAAACACTCAAAGCATTACTTGAGCAAAATGGGCGCAAACCTGAAGAGGCTGAAAGCCTTGCTTCTAAGTATGGCTATACGCCGGACTTACTGACCGACTCTGATGCACGGTTAATCATCCAAGAGGAGTTACAGGCGTCAGCCCTAGCGCCAACTAACGGCAAGTCTGCACCTTCTGCCAAGCCAAAAGGGCGCGGACGGCAAAGCGTCAAACAAGTCAAGCTAGAGGACGCAATCATTCACGCCGCCAAAGAGACTGAGACTGAGTTGACCACGATGGAATCAGCCATCCGTCAGCATAAAGGCAAGTACGTTAAGGCGCGTACCGAGAGTATCGTCAACGAAATCCGCAACGCTTCCACTGAGATTGTGCAGGGTATAACCGAGAAACTAATGGAGGAAACGGCTGACGCCGAATCCTTTCTCGAAATCGGTAACACATTTGGTGCGAACCTTTTCTCATCTTTCATTGAACTTGAAGCCTAATAACGCTCTCGTCTGGATGGGTGCAGCCTACGTGGTCTTAATGTCACTAACACTTGGAGCGCTAATTTATGGACAACTACATCGAGATACAAGAGGAAGAGATTCAGCCCACAGTCAAAACGTCAATTTACAACAACGGACGATCAATACTTTTTGATGTTAAGGGATTAAGCTCCTACGAAACCTCAAGGCTGCATGAAGAGATGGTTCAACAAGCTGCACAAATAAGGCAGCAAAACAGAGAATCGCAACTCATAACCTTAATAGCCTTTGGTCAATTACTACTTTTTTTGATTTGTGGAGCAATGTTTTATGGGCAGCTACAACGAACAGAAGGAGGCGACAACCAACAAAGTTCGATTCAGCATCAACCCGGAAGGACAAATCGAGTTTGATGCTCAAGGGTTGAGTGAGTGGGAAGCTACCGAGATAATCAGTCAGGTTGCAACCCAAGCCAGAGAACAACGCAGTGCAGCAAAAAAGATTCAGGAAATCAAAGCTCACCTCCGAATTCTTTATGCATTGCCTAGCCTTGGGCTTTGTGGTGGTGCTGGTGACGGGATTCAGTTTCACAATTTCCAGGATAATTTCAGGAGTTTTTACCCCAGAGGTTCAAAATGTCCAAAGATAGTATTTCGCTCATTCTTATGACAGCAGGGGTGTTCCTGCTATTTCACAACATCGGCTCAATGAGTGCGATCGCACTGCAAGACAATCAGGTACTTACAGCGGAGGTCAAATAATGGTATTAGGTCGATTAGTTCCGTTCAACTCAAGTGGCATCAGCCACGGTCAAGGGCTAGCTTCTGGGCTTAATCCCGACGACATTAGAGCAGTGGAAGCTCGAACCAAGAAAGTGATGCAACGAGCTGGCAGAATGCCCATGAAGGCATCAGCTCAATCAGTAATGAACGCAGCAAAGTTAGCCAAGTTTATGGAAACCAAAACGACTTAATCAATCAACAAATCTCTCACCAAGAGCGCCAAATCAAAGCCTCTCTAGACAACAGAAGCGCTGCTATTAAGTTTGCTAGCACCAAGATGAGAGCAGAGCAAACCTGGCAGCAACAAGGACAGCAATTACAGGAAATGCAGCTTCAGTACAGACTAGCCACTGGCGTAATTCAGTCTGAGTCGGTTGGTACTCAGCAAGCCTATGCCAAGCAATCCGCTATTGATTCGCTGTAGGAGTAAAAAATGAAACCTAAAACCATTCAGCAACAGATAGCAGAAGAAAAAGCTAGACAAGAAAACGCTAAAGCTCAAGTAAAAGCGTACAAAGAAGCTTTAGCCAAGAAAATATCTGAAAGTAAGGGGACTGAACTATGACACGTTTTCAACTATCGCTAATCGCAACCCTTCTCGCTTCAGGACTGTGGTTAGCCCAACTAGCCACTTCATTCGCCCTGGTTCGGATGGGTTGTTGGCTGATAGTTTTTGGGTACTTCGTAGCGATCGCTGTTGATGCCTTCATCGACAAAGCCAAGCTTGAGGCAAGCGGCGAGTTTTACAGCGATTGGCTAGCTGCTGTCACCCCCCCACATTGGCTACGCGATTGGGCTGTTTTTTCTGGTTCTTGTGGGGGTGTATATCGGTTGGTGAAAGATTGCGATTGCGGGTAATCAAGCCCCTAGCTCAATGGCAGTGACGAGCGATCGCCTGAGAAGGATTAGTGATTCACCTTCTCTTTAAAAGCAAAATGACTCGACGCATAATCAATCTTGGTGGTGGAAACTACAACAAGCATATTGAGGGTAATTACATTGAAGGGAAGGTCAAGTCTTCTGAACCGCAAGCGGAACAAACTGAACGCAATATCACTAGCGACTCTGAGGTTATTAACACAAATGGAAAAAACTTTACCGAAAACTTGGGAGGAGTGAGAGTTAACCGAATCGACTAATTAATCTGCGATCGCTGATGCCGTGACGGTGCTTTATCGAATGAAGTGCGATCGCCTGAGTTTTACAAAGGAGTTTGATGTGTTATTCCAAACCGAAAAAGCCGCCTTAAAGCCATCTCGAATCATCGCTAATGCCTATGACGCGATGTTTTTATCAAGCGCTGTGATTGGATTCGGCAGTGCTTTGCTGTTTGCAGGTTCTCTCGACAAGCTCAGTAAAGCCATGCTCACTACCACAGGTTTGGCTGGCATGGCTTGCTATACCATCAATTGCAAAGCATCTGAGAAAGTTCGCAAAGTAGACAAGGCACTGGAGACGGTGCAATGGGATTCAATGAAGTATCAGCTCAAAGAAGAGGAGGAGGTGTACCAATTAGCGGCTGAGGTTGAGGGTACTACTCGCAAGGTTGAATTGATACTTAACAAATCAAACCCGTGGGAATGGGGATACTGGGCGCAACGAGCAGGAGTTGGGGCGAATATGCCGCCTCTGCAAGATTTGACAAATGAGATTGTTGAGCAACCTACGAGAGTTAGCATACCTTCACCTGAAATTACAACCATTAGCCAGACTGAAGTTGATGGCATTGTCTCCCCTGATGAACTCGTCAAGCTTGAGCAGCTATCCGCCGCATTCCCGCAATATATCCGAGTCGATGAGCGATGGATTGATGAGTTGTGTGACGCTGCCTCTAATCCGAATATGAGCAAGCGCTACAACCATCATTTCTGTATAACCGGAGAAACCCAGTCAGGAAAGTCAACCATTGCTGGTGTCATCATCAACAAGGTAGCCGCCAAATCTGCCAGCCCTGCCACTATCATCGGCAACGACCCCAAGGACGGCGTTAGTCGATGGCTGTGCAAATTTAGCCATCGATTTGATGGAGTTGAGACGATTGACAACTGGATTCAGTTCGCCTTCCAGAAAGCCAATGACCAGAAAAAGGCTTATGCTAAAAACCCTAAAGAGGTTGGTGAGATGTTTTTTGTCCAAGATGAGGTTGATTCTGTCTACAACAATGGCAAAGGCTTCTTGGGTTTTCTGGGTGCGGACAAGAAGGTGCAAACGTCTCAGGCTCAATCACTCCAGTCTCTGTGGAACTTCCTGATCAAGTACATGGCAGGGGCAAAAGGTCACTACATTGGGATTGGTCAGTCTCCGCTGTCTGGTGACACTGGACTGTCACGACCGGCATACAAGTCCTGCTGCTTTATTGCACTGGGGAACACGGCAAACTATATTTTTGACCACCCTAGCGATTTCTTGAATGTCAACAAAGAAGTTCAAGAGGTCTTGCAGCAAGCGTTCGAGATGATGACCAACGCAGGACAGAGGTGCGCTCTCGTTATTCCAATGCGTGGTAATCCCTACGTTGCATTAATTCCTCAGTTCGACGTAGACGGCTATCAGGCGGAGGTATCCCTGCCTGTTACCCAAATCGAAACTGATGAGCGGACATTTAAGACATCTGATCAACTCATGGAAGAAATGATCGCCTGGATGCGATCGCTTGACGAACTACCCTCTCCTCAAGCGATCGCCTCTAAGTGGGAGTCTTTAAGCGGCAAGCCTCCATCAGAAAAGCTGCTAAAGATAATCCTTGAGAAGTTAGGTCTGGCTTAATGGGTCATTACTACCCTAGCCTCAACTGGGATGTACGCTACCCTCCAAACTGGGCAGACATTCGCAGAGCAGCCCACAAAGCGACCGGGGGTATCTGCTGTTGCTGCAAAGTCAAGCCATCTACTACAGCACATCACACCCGATACTTGTGGAAAAAAGACAAAGAAGGGGTGAACGTGTTTCCTGTCTGCCCTACTTGTGACAAGCTTTGCCACTCTCCTAAGAACTGGGTCAAGCACAAGGGCAATCCACTCTGGAAAAGCCGAAACACTCCTCAGTGGGAAGCCAAGTTAAGGCAAGGATTTAACGAACTTAAGGAGCAACAATCATGCAAGCCAAGCAAATTTTATTGATTTTGTTTTGCACTTTGACGTTGGCATCTTGCCAAAAGATATCTCCTTCGCAAGGAAAGTATAACTGTCCTTTTTGGTGTCCCGATAGCGAAGAAGCTCAACCCCCAACTGGATTCAAAGAAAACAACTGTCCAATTTACTAAAAGGAGCAACAATTATGCAAGCCAAAGAAATTCAACATACATTAGAGTCTAAGGGCGTACCAACAGAGAAAGCCGTACCCGCCGCTGAGATATAGCCAAGGAACTAAGGGATACTAAACTGGTGCGGACATCACAAGAGCAAGCCACGATAACGGCAGCATGGGAATGCATAAGCAGTAAGAAAACACACGCATGATCACCCTAAACATCACCCCAGTAGCAAAACCCAGAATGACACAATCCGATCGCTGGAGTAACCGTAGCTGCGTTGTTCAGTATTGGCAGTACAAAGACGCCGCTAGAGAAGCGATAGGCAATCGGCCATTCCCCCATCCAGCGCATATTATTTTTGTATTACCAATGCCGAATTCTTGGAGTGAAAAAAAGAAGCGCTTATTCGACGGACAGCCACATTGTCAGCGACCCGACTGGGACAATTTAGCTAAAGGGTTAATCGATGCTTTGTTTGATGAAGACTGCGAACTATGGGATGTTCGAGTAACTAAACTCTGGGGCAGGCAAGGGAAGATCGTCATCACCCCAATGGCGTCACCTATTCCTCAGTCCGTGGCGTCCTAGGCGTATTTTCCCGCGATTTTTGATACCCAACGGAAGAATCAGGCTTTCACGCCACAGAGTCACTCAGCCGAATATAAACCCGTCTTTTCGGACACTTTGCTTCCCACTGACTGCTTGTCGGCTTCTGGGAAGTTTTGTTTTATCGACCGGAGACTCCGGTCACTTTGATCGCACCACCCCAACCCCCGGCAACTTCGGAATTTCCACCCACGAGCATTCGCCTAAGTCGATCATCCCTGCGTAGATAGAGTAAGGTGCAACCTCATACTCTACCGCATCCGCTCCCTCGAACTTCATCCCAGGCTGATAGCCCCACATAGGATCGGGTGGCAGGTACGGGCATTCTGGGTCGTAGAAGCTTTTGCCATCGATAGGGCATATCAGATCAGTTGCAATAAATCTACCCATCGACACGAACCCTCTGCATCCTAATCGAATCGCTTCTGCCGTCTTAGAGTAGCGAGGAAATGCAACTTTGAACTCTAGGGATATCAGCCCTTCTTTTTCTCCTACTTCTTTGTTGATATCAGCGTTTCCCGCTTGCTCTAAAATATCGGCGGGGGCGGGTTCCGATACTACTATTGCGTCAAATACGAATCCGCAGGTTTTGTCTACTGACTCCCAATCGTGATCGCTTTCAAACGGCAATGGTAACCCCTGACTTCTTACCCCTACGGCAAACTTCGCTAGTTCTTCCAACCCTTCACGGTTGAACTTCCACCCTGACCGGTTCACCAGATTATTAGCAGCGCGAATGGTGTACACGACTAGCTCCTCTGCTGCTACATCGGGCGTGTACATCTTGATTAGGTCGAACTCGTCGTCGGTTGGCACCCGAGGATAGGAGGCGCGTTCGTCATAGTCGTAGTCTTCCACCGGGTAGTCAAGGGGAATACTGACAATTGCATCGGACGGCTTCCTGTCTCGGTATACCCTGACTGAGGCAGCATTGTGGCGAATTTCCTCTACCTTGCCAATGGCTGTCCCCACCTGGCTCTGCCATTTGACAAACTTGCCGATTTTCATTAGTACGATCGCTTAAATAATCTCAATCTTAACCCGCTATCCGGACTGGAGGGTGCGATCACCGTAGCTTGAAGTATCGATAGCTTCACAGAACTTCATGCTGATTCTAATTGGGTTGATAGCGATGGGGATTAGCGGCATAACAGCGCTGGTGAGGATACTCGCTGTTTGGGAAGAGGAGTCGGAGTAAAATAGAATAAAAAGTTTTCAATGAGACAGGATACTTTTGCTAAGTTTGCCCGTAAGTCTGCATTGGTGATGGGTTCACCTCGGACTTTTGCGATTGCGGTTGGGATTACCGTCGTTTGGGGAATATCGGGATTCTTCCTAGACTTTTCCTCTGACTGGCAATTATTTATAAATACCACTAGCACAATATCAACTGGATTGGCAATTTTTCTAATCCAGAACACCCAAAACCGAGACTCCCGCGCAATGCAACTCAAGTTGGATGAAATCATTCGTTCAAACGCTGATGCCCGAAATAAGGTAATTGCTTTGGAAGAAAAAGCCGACGAAGTGGTTGACGAATTGCAGGAAGAGTTTAAGCAATTGCGGGATGAAGAGTAGCCAACAAAAAACCGCCTTGTGGTGAAGGCGGTGGAAGTGATACCTGTGTAGTTAGTCTTCTCTTAAGACTGACGCGATCGCTTCTGCTAGCACATCGTCTGGGTAGCTATTGACAATGCCGTGCTTTTCGTCGGGTACTTTGCCAATCGGATAATTCAGTTTGCGGCAGATTTTGCCAGCTGTTCGCCCAACACTGTTTGCCATACGCTCACTAATTTTTATACGTTTCACTCGACAATATCCGCGTACAGTTGAATAATCAGAAGCACCATTAAGAGCTGCGACCTTGTTCTCTACAATTTCAGTGCGTGATTCTAATTGTTTTTGTTTTGCCTCAAGCTCTTGCTGCCGAAGCTCATTTTCTACCATTTGCTGACCAATTAGAAGGATAGTTTCGGCTAACGATTTTGGGTTGATTGATTGAGACTTGCGATGCTCTTTCCACCGTCGTTCAATACTGATGTAGTAGTCACGAACCAATCGCCCCATTTCTGTGTCAGCTAGCTGGCACATATGACGAAAGCAGTAAGATGTCAGTAAGTAAGAATCGCTGGGACGACCGCCACTAGGGGTTTTCCCTCGGCTTCGGGAAAAGTCTACGCTCTCAACAAAGCTTCGCTTAAGCGCTGTAACTGCATGATCCTTTCGGCTGTAAACACTCAACTCAATCAACAGATCAAGTTCAACAGTGCATTCGTCATCCGATTCTAAAAACTCGATAATTTTGGACTCAGGTAATCTTTCTGATAGATTAGACATTGTTCGCTTTCCTTGTATAGGTTTAGTGGACAGCGATCGCCTCTTGGATTTCGCAGTCTTGGGAGGCGATTCGCTTTTGGGCTTGAATCAGCAATACTCATCTATTTTGTTTGCTACCCACCCAATTGAGTAGCCAAGCTCCTTGGCAATCTCACTCATTTCAGTCCTCGATACTTTTTCCAACTCAGAGCAATTTTCTACCCACTTGTAAAACGCCCAAGTGTTTGAGTTGCTACAAGCAGAGGCGATTGCTTGCCAATCAGCAAAAGTTAGTGCTTTGATTTCTAGCGTCGTTTTGGTTTGCATTTGACAATCCTTAAATATTGTCTGTACACTAATAATATTAGGTGGATATTATTTAGGAGTCAAGATGTCAGAACAAAAAAGAGGCAGAGGGCAACCTCGGCATTATAAAGAAATCAAAGAAAAGAGAAGCGTCAGAGTAACTGATACGGCTTGGGAGAGTTTAGATACTCTTGGATTTCTTCTTGGTATGTCTCGCAGTGAAGTAGTAGAACGATTTGCCCGGCTACCTCAAGAAGAGGCATTGGAAATGCTTACAAAAAACCGCCCATAACAGGCGGCAAAAACCCTAATTAGCTCACTCATTTAACTGATTCTAAGCCGCCATTGCGTCCGCCTTCAGTTCCTCGAAGGCTACTTTGTAGTGAGCCAGCAGTGCCTGATCATGCGGCCCTTTCTCGTTATCCCAGTTTTGACCGGGGCGGGTTTCAGTCGAGGTTTTGTTGATTACACTTAGCTCGTAGTTGACCCTAGCCAAGTATCGTGGATCGACTGCTGGCTTAGGGATTCTGGCGGGAAGTCCTGATGCTCCGATAGTCATATGGATTACTCCTATACAGTGTGATTCTATTTTACCGAACGTTTCTCGCCGCTCTCAAAACCGACCGGAGACTCCGATCACTATCTGGGAAAGCCGCGAAGTCCTGCGTATCCCACTTCATAAGGAGTTAGCCGATACCTGAACCAGTGGCGTTGTAGTACTTGTACTTGTGGGAGCCTGTGTCGTGGATGTACTGGTACTTGGTGCGCGTGTCGTACTGCTTGTTGTAGTGCTAAGCGTCAAGCCTCCAAGTACCATAGATTTGTCCTTTTTTCTTAATGATACGCTTTGTACCTATTTCCCTCAAATAGGTTGACTTGTGTAAAGCATATTGCTTTACTTTAGTAATGGAAGAGAAACAAATGCTCAATGTGCGAGTACCCAAGTCCGAAATACAAATACTAAAAGACTATTGTGATCGCACTACCAGAAGCCAGACCGAAGTAATTAGAGAACTAATCCGCTCACTGAAAGGAAAGTAATGCAACAAAAGTTAGGCTACTGGGATCAACTGAAAAATACGTCGGTTAACTTGCAAAGCCTCCCTTTTTGCTTTTTGAAAGAGAAACATTTACTACCAAAAAACAGCGGGATCTACTTTGTAATAGATGAAACGAATAAAGTTTACTACATTGGCAAAGCAGTAAATTTTCGCGCTCGTTGGACAAGTCACCATCGGGTAGATGAGCTAGAAAAGCTGGAGAAACAATTCAAGATTGCGTATTTGACTATCATTGAGCTAGATTCTTTACTGCAAGTAGAGAAAGCAATGATTAACAAATTTGCTCCGCTACTTAATCACACAACAGTCAAAAAAGACACAAGAAGAGTTGAAGACATTCCTTTATTGTATTTTGATGGAATTTACGCAACAGTCATAGAAGCCACTGCGATACTTGGTGTAAACGACAGCTACGTCCGGCAGTTGCTAAGGCGTGGTAACATTCCTGGCGCAGTGAAGATTGGACGAGACTGGATAATTCCGGTGATAGACGGACAAATCAAAATCAAGGAGAAAGAGAATGACACTAAAAAGAATTAGCGACTTGCTTTTAGAGCAAAACTGTTTATTCATCGATCACGAGGGACATCAAATCGGATTGCAATTAAACAAAGCGGTAGACTTAAGTCCTCTGACCATTACTACTCACATAGTCCATCCGAATGGCGATCGCGAACGAGCGCAAGAAAATGTTGAGTTGACTGCGGACTTTAACCATGAAATAGAAGTTTTGATCGCAAGCTACAAAAAATACATTGAAAGCAAAGCAACTGCTTATAATTGGCTTCATTTCTACTCATTTTATTACAGCAGTTTTGGTATGAACTTGACACACCAGAGTATGATTGGATGCTAAAGCCAAACTCTGTATTAATTTCACGGCGTCAGAAAACACCAGTTCAGATCGATGGATCAATCGCTGCACCGTGTTGTGTAATTGGCACTCAAGAGGAATTTTGGGCACAAGAGCCAGGGCGTATTTACGACGAGCGCCCATCTGCTTACTTACTTGAAAAATGGATTCAGTTGAATGTCCTTACATGGGCAGCAAAGGCAAAAAACTGATTCCCTCGGAATGGATCACGAGGACTGGCAGCTGCTAAGAAATGAGTTGGTAGACCCCCAAAAGCGATCACTGACTTCCCTAGAGAAGCAGGCAAGCGATCGCATGGTCTGGCAAAAAGCTTTCAAGTGTTTCAACCGCTCACGAATCAGTCGGACTCACTCCCACGCAGGTTGGTAAACATTTTGAGCCAGCTATCAAGCCATCAGAAGTTAATGAGATCCTAGACTCTCTTGGTTTTCAGTTCAAGCAACCCAAAAAGAAACGCGGCAAAGATAGTTATGTATGGCAGCTAACAGAGGAGGAAAGGAACACGGTTTTGTATACTTTGCCACTCAATCCGATAAATGGTCAGGTGATCAAATTCGTTGGCAGGACTCAGTGATTCGAGTTATTCGGTTGCAATTGACTTAAGCTAGCTAACTCACGACTCACTACCCAAAATCGACCGGAGATTCCGGTCGGTTAATCTCAATACACAAACGAGGACAATATGAAAGAAGCTGCAAATAGGGTGTTAATTAGTGAATACCTTGAGGAATTAGCATTACACGGGGATAAGTACGAAGGTGTAGGGTATGGCGATATTGTAAACGCTATCTATAAACGAGATGGAGACTCTTACGAACTTAACTGGGTTAGCCAGTATGCTCGAAATCATCCTTTCGCGGATAAGTTAAGAGAGATGGCAAAGAATTTGAGAAATTGACAGGTAATCACATTTGACGCCGCTCTCCCTACGGGGCGGTTTTTTATTGTCCGTCTAAACCCCATGCCTCCTTCTTTCACTTGGAGAATTCCTTAGCCAGTTTGATGTAATCTTTGCTCCTCCCTGTGCCCCCTGTTGAGCCGCATATCTGACGCCCTGCTCAAATTGTTCCTGTGTCACATAATTTCGCTCTCCAATCTTCTCGTACTGTACCGTCATTGTTGAACTCCTCTCCTGCGGTTCCCCGCTGCTGTATTCCCGCTGCTGATAGGACGGCATTTCACCACTGTTAACCGACTCCAGGAAAGCGCTGCCCATGTTTGCAACGCCGTCTCGTGACATTACGTACTCACCGGGACGCAGCATAGCCGGAACCGTATCAACGCCGATATCACGACCGGGAACCATGCCGCCCTCACTGAAGCCCAGCACACCGGAGAGGAGGCCAAAGGGGCTACCGCCTGTAGCCGCTCCTGTGACGCTCCCTAAAATAGTTCCCAATAACCCGCCACCCGTGTCTTTCCCTGTATTCTTGCCTTTGAATAATGCCTCGACACCGATATCAACTAAGCGTCCCATAATCTGATTCTTAAGCTGATTAAATGAATCCTTAAGCGATTCAAATATCCCTTTACCCTCAACCAGAAATCCCTTAAAGAATCCCTTGGTGGCATCCCTTCCAGCTAATTCAATTTCGCGGCTCAAGTCCGCAAACTGCTGACGAATTTGGTCAGTTTTGAGCTTGTCAATCTCAATAATCTGACGGCGCGTTCTTTCTAATTCTTCATTAGGAATTTTGCCTCTAAGTTCTTCAAGCTGCCCTATTTGGTTAGTGAAACTAGCCTGCTGCTGTGCTAGTGCAATTTCACGACGGATAGCCCGTGCTGTGAATTCAGCGCCATTGCCTTCTAGTACATCAGCTTTCAGGTTTCCGTACTCTGCTCTCTTAGAGAGTATGGACATTTGACGCGCTACCACTGCCTGATCTTTTTGGAGTGCTAGAACCTGATCGAGGTTTCCTTTTTGTCGTGTATAGTCTTCAGGTGAAAGGTTAGTTAGCGCTCTCGTCTTATCGAGTTCTCTTAACGCTGAATCGTATTGGGATTGGTTTTGTGCCTCTTGAATCTGCTGGGTGAAGATAAGAAGAGTCAATGCCAGCCGCGCTTAACCCTGCAACCCTAGCTTGACTAACAGCCAAATCTGACTGCTGATTTTGTTGCTTCCGTCTTAGCTCAAAGTCCAGCTTTTCTTGGGTGACGCGCTCCTGATTCTGCTGAAACTCAACCCGTGCATTCTCTAGTCGCTTATCCGCTGCTGTATTGATATCGCTTCTGATTTTATTGAGTTCTTCCTGACTACGGTTAGTATTAGTCAGAGCAAAGCGTTCTTGCTCTAACAACTGCTGTTGTCTCTCCTGCTCAATCTGAATTACTGATTGCCCATACCTGATAGTGTTGGGGTCGCCTTGGGTAGTATCAAAGGGTCGCGTCTGCTGGAACAACTCAGCCGCTCGTAACTGCTCTTGTGTCAGTGCCCCGCTAGCCTGGTTCTGTCGTTGCAGGAATGCAAAATCCGCTTCCCTAAATTGCATCTGGCGCTCTTGCAAGCCAAACTTTTTAGCAGCTTCAGTGTTATCAACAATGGCTTTCTCCTGCTTTTGCAGAGATGCGATCGCCTGGTTGTATACCTCTGGCTTAATCTGTTCTAATCTCAACTGCTCTGCCAATTGTCGGCGTTTTTGGTCTAGCGGTAGCAGTTGCTGCATCAGGTCAATTTGAGCTTGCAATGCAATGGGGTCGCCTTGGGAGAAGTCTCTAGGATTTCGCTGTTGAGCCAATTGTGCTTTACGTAGCTGTGCCTGTGCCTCGGCTATTCTCTCTTGGGTTAGCATATCTCGCGCTGCCAACCGCCTTAGTTTTTCTTCTCTGGCAAATCGCTCCTTCTCGAAGGATTCACGACGCTTTTGCTGATCATCAATCCCAGCTAGAATTTTATCTACTTCGGACAAGGTTTTGCTACCTGCGGCGATCGCTTTCCTCGTTGTAGCGATATCTTCCTGTAAGTTCTGCCCTGGTTGCACTTGATAGCCAGGTGCAGTCAGCTCAGACTCAGTACGTTTTGCCTGTTCAACCCCAGCTCTTGTCTGACGCTGAAACTCAACCAACTTTCGGCGCATATCATCATAAGAATCTTTGGTGGCAGTCGTTTGTTGCTGAAACTCACGTAATGGGGTGGGGTCGCCAATTGCAAAGCCTAAATTACGAAACTCTCGCGTGTTAGCTAGTGACTGCTCATATAGTTGGTTCACGGATTGGCGAGTCGCCTCAGTCCGATTTTTCTGCTCCAACTCTCCCCTAGTCTTCAATTCAGCTAGTGCCTGCTGCTCCTGCTGAAAGGCTAGTTGGTCTTGATTCGAGCGATTCTGCACAATTTGAGCCTGACCCGACGCAACCCGTTGTGCATTGCCAGTATTGGGATTATTCACTTGCACACCCAACACAGCCGAATGCTGCTGCGACGTTGCAAACTACTAGCGACGTTATTCAAGTCAATTCCGCTGTCTTTTAGAAACTGACGGGCACGAGCATGATGTTCGCCTTGCCTGAATTTGGGTGCAGCGTTGCGGACTGTCGTGCCGTTAGAATCTGAAGCATTCCCAATAACGTTCTGATGCTTGCCCTGCTAGTACAGCCGAGTAAGCATGGCGGATATCGTGCTTCCCAGGTTGGAATCCTCTGTCTTTCAGGTATCGTTCCACTGCGGGTATCTGCTGTGCGATGCTCTGCTGTCCTGATGTGCCATATGTGCGTTGGTTGTCTGGGGAGAACTGGATGATTCCTTTGTAGGCATTGTCATCTCCACCGAACACATTGGGGTTAAGAGTTCCCCCGCTCTCCCAACTCATTAATGAAGCAAACTCGATTGGGTCTAATCCTAGTCGTTGTGCCGCTTTCACTAATGCCACTGCTCCTGCTGGGTCGGATTGCACCCGCTCGGCACTGCCGATAGTTCCGCCACGAGGTATTCTTCCAACCCCACCCACGCTTGGCAACTGAAATTGCCCCTTGCTACCGCTACCGACATTCAAGTTAGTCGAGGCTGTCACACTTGCAAGGGTTCTGTTGGCGGGTAGGTTCTTCCGATTATCACCATGTCCCGTTTTCATTACAAGGTTACCCTTGGAGTCGTAGATAACAGCATAATTCCCATATCCGCCTCCACTGGCATATTCAACCCGTCCACCAGCTACGGATGGCAGCAAGAACTCTGCCCCCTCTGTAGACTTGTCATACAAACCCCGTCCCTTCTTAGGCACGTAATAGTCGAAGTCCCAGAGCGTTGGATTAGGGCTATGACTGTGGGCAGCATCTATTTGTTCAAGTAGAGCAAATTTCTCCTCTCTAGACGCATCGGTTCGCCAAGTTTTACCAGCTACAGCAGCGTTGCTAAACAGCATCTCTCGACCCTGGGCATTGTATGCCGCCGCCATTTGGTCGATTAGCTGAATCGCCATATCCCTGCCGATTGACTTGGCTATCTTACTATCGATGTGATAATCAGCGCTTCCACCAATATTCGCGGCTGGTCCAGTGTACAAACCGCTAGCAAAAGCACCCGAACCCGAAGCACCTGCACTTCCACCTGTTCCACCAACCAGAGCAAAACTTGTCGCTATTCCCTCTTGTGCTGCCTCTGCTGCGCCGCCGTCTTTTAGTTCTTGAATCTTTTGTTTAACGGTATCGATTGCATTGCCGATTGAATCAACAATGCTTTGCCCCAATCCAGTGACAGTTTCAGTCACCCCTTTGAAGTCAAAACCCAAGCTAAGAACTTTGGAGCGAATCTTTTCAACAGAATCAGGGAATAGCCCCAGCCTTGCCAGTAGCTCTGCAACAGCAGCAAGGACGGGATTGAATGATTTCAGTAGTGCTACTCCAACTATTCCTGCTAGTCGCTGCATCAATATTCCGGGTATCGAGAGCAAGTTATTCCAGCGCTGTTGTAGTTCTAGGTTTTCTTTCGTCCCTAACTGAAATTCTTTCTGGACATAGTTCCAGGTGAATCCGATATCAGCCAAGAATTTATTCCAGCCTTGCAATTGAGCGTTTATCCCAGTAAATTCGGCTGAAACAGACGCTCCTGCATTCTTCGTTTGATTCAATGATTGATTGACAATAACCATCGCCGTATTCAAGTCACGACTAATCCCTACGGCTTCAGCGATCGCACCCTTCAGATCCTGAATCCCCGCACTAGCCTGCAATGCATCTACGTCTAGCTTGACTGGTATAGCAGGAATAGATTGAGGCACTAAATCAGACGGCAGTCCATCAGGTAAGGTACGCATTAACTCATTGCCAGCTCGTATCGTGTCCTCTGCCTGAAATTGATTCTGCAATAGTGCCTGTTTGCGTTGTGTTTCGGCTTGCTGTGCCGCGTTGATGGAGTCCAGCCCTGAGATGAGGGAATCCACAAAGCCAGAGAAAAAGTTAGCTTGAAATCCTTGCAGCTTGGAGACAAGGCGGTTTTTCTCGGCGGCGAGAGCAAAACTAGCTTGGCTTGCCTCAACCGTTAGCTCAAGTTCTGCTGTCTGTCGAGTGATACCACGCAAGTACTCATCAACTGACTTACCCAACTCGTAAAGCTGGATTGCTACCTCTGCCTGAGATTGGGCTAGTTGAGCTTCCTGTTGTGCCACAGTGCCCTCTATCTCCCTGATTTTGGTCAGGCGCTCATAGAGTAATTTCTCTTCTGGCTTGTTCGATAAGTCTGATAGTCGCTTAAGTTCCTCGACTCCCACTGTTGCGGGGTCGATGCCTTGGTTGAAAAGTATCTGCTTGTTGTCAGGGGTGTAGACATACTTGTTTAACTGCCCTAGCGCCCCTTGACCGCCCTGTATCTGTGCCTCTAGGCTTCGCTGTTGCAGCATCTGCTGGGCGTACTGTGCCTGTCCCGGTGTTAATCCTGGTGAGAGAATCCCGCCAACTTGAGCTTTAGCAATCCTGCCTTGATAGATAGATGTATTGGTCGCGATCGCAGTGTTGGCGTCCGTGTAGGCTCCTGTTACCTTAGTCAACTGTTCTCGCATTACCTTGATTAGTGAGACTTGACCATCAGCAAAGTTTTCTAGCTGCTTTTTCTCAGCTTCTAGTTTAGGGATAGACCTACGAGCCGCCTCTTTAAGCAAGTCAGCCTGTTCTCTTGTTATGTCACTTCTTGCCCAAAGCTCATCAATCGCTTCTAACTCTGCATTGGCTGCCTCAAGCAATCCCTCAACCATTTCCTTCTGATTGCGAACCCGAACATCAATCGCCTCTTTCTGTTTTTTGATCGACGGCATTCCATTTACATCTGTTTCTTTCTCGGCAGATGAAATAAATGGATCAGCCAGTTTTTTACTAAGTTCTCTTGCCCTTTCCGCGTCTTCCGGCTTTACTTGAGAATTATTTAAAGTTATGTCAACTCGTTTATTGAATTCTCGGATATCGTCTTGCCTAGATTTGGTGCGAATTCCTGACTGGAACTGATTGTAAGTACCTGATATTCTTTCAATCGGATTAAAGTTACGAGAGAATCGCTCCATGAATGTTGTTTGAGAGCGATCGCGATTCAGTTTCTTGTCTAAATTATTGAACGTCTTTGCAGTACTGCCACTAGCTTTGTTTGCCGCTTCTTCTAGTCGCTTAAATTGCTTAATATTTTTCTCGATAGCTGAGTCTAAATTATTAGATCCTTGGAATGACTGATAAGTGTCGCTAAGTACTTTTAGTGCTATCGATAGAGCTGTTGTCTGAATCGAAAACTTTAGGAATGCCCCCGCCGCCACACCAAACCCCGCCGCCAACGCAGGCATCGCCGCTTTGGCAAGTGTCATCACCAATCCAAGGACAGCCGGGAGTTGACGTATGGCTAGCGCACCTAAGACCAAAGCTATCTTGTCGGCGTTATCAATAGTTAGTTGTAGTAAAGTATTCAGCCCTCTTAGCCCTGTGTTAATCAAGGGCATCAGAGCGCCGCCCAATATTCTTTGCAATTGAATATTGAGATTAGCTAATCTATTCTCTAAACCTTGGGTAGAACCCGCCGCATCCTCGACGCCGCCCGAAAACTCTGTTTTTAACTGGCGTGAAAACTTAAGGACTGAATCAGCGCCGCCGTATTGTCCTGTTCTAAGGTTCTTTCTAAAGTCTTCAGGGGTTTCATTTAATGCTCTGGCAAAAATGTTCTGAGCGCCTGGGAATGCCTCACCGATTTGGAGGTTTACTTCTTCACTTGACAGTACTGGTTTTCCTGCTGCTTGGACAACTCCATACATAAAGCGCTTGCGTTGTTCTGGTGTTAGCTGTCTAACTAATGCCGCCTCATTTAGTGCCGAAAAAATCTCTTGGGCATTGCTTTCAATCTTGGTTCCTTTTAATGCCCCTGCTAGTTGGTTGAATGACTCAGTTGCCGTCTGTATGGGAGCATTGAGCCTATCGACTTCTTGACGAACAAACTCTAAGTTTTTGACCCCTTCAGCCGTTGAATTAGCGGTGAAAACAATTGAGCGCTCTAAGCTGTCAAAAGCTTTAGTTGTTTCGTAAATCTGAGGAGCAAGTCTCGCTAAAACTGGGATAGCGTTAAGGGCTAAAAAAGCTACCGTAGCACCTTTGATGTTTCTAAGTAATAATCCGAAAGCTGGTTCTGATTGCTTCAGGTTGCCGATAAATTGGCTGAAGTTTAAACCTTGACCAAAACCTTTGCCGAACTCAGATAGGGTCTTACCCATTGTCTTGAGGGGATTCTCAAGTTTTAGGACACCTACCAAACCACTCCTGACAGCCTGCAATGGGTCGGTGGCTACACTCTTAGCATTCTGAAAAACACTTGCTCCAAAGCCAGAAATGTTATTTCCTATCGTGGAAAACAGATTGCCGAGAGATGAGGCGACCGGAACTCCGGTCGGTTGGGAAGGTTGCCGATTGAATAGTGAAGATATTGCATTGCCAGCGGTTGAACTGGCTGATTGAACTTTACTAGCGATACCTTGGCGTAATCGAGGATTGAAAGCGATTCGCTGCTGTTGCTCCGAGTGCGATACCTCCCGCGCCGAGTCCAGCTAAAATTGCAGGGTTGGCAGCAATCGCGCTAACTAGCGACGAGATAACAGCACCGCCGCCTGTTGCCGCTTGAGCTGCACCTCCTGACAAGATTGAGCCTGCGACCCCAATCCCACCTAGTCCACCTAGCATCTGTGGGCTGATGAATCCAGCCTCTGACTGATTCTCGCCCCGCATTGACTTACGAGCGCTAAGGATTCGCTGTGCTACCAGTGCGCTAAAGCCTCGCTGCCGCCTGAACATTGGACTATTGGCTGTTACTCCAGTTACAGGAGTTCCTGTACCCGCACTAATTTGACTTGGCTCGAATACCCATGATTGAGTAGCCTGCGCTAGGCTTTGCGCTGATTTAGTTGCCTGTCCCTTCAGGCTTGCTATGATTCGCTTTTCGTCTGCATTGATAGCCTTGACTTCTATCTCTCGAATAGTGGCACGGACGCTCTGGATGCGAGATGCAACAACCTTGCTTAAATCTCTAGCTCCTTGCAAATCTCCTGACTTAGTTAATCTCTCAACTTCCTCAATCTGCTTTTGAGTTGAGGCTCGTGTTGCAAGTATTCGGCGTCGCGTTATTTCCGCTGTGGGGTCAGACAGTACACCGGATAATTGCTTGCCAGTGGATGGACTAATAGGAGGCGTTGAAAGAAATTGTTGACGCATCAACCGCACTTCCTCAGACTTGCTTAATCGCTTGGCTGTTGTCTGCTGCTCTTGCAAGAATGACGAGAGTTGAGGAGACGGCTTTAACTGAGCTGACTGCTGTTTAATATTTTTCTTAGGGTCAGCTGACAATGCCTTCTCTAGCTGGTCTGTCATCAAATACAGCTTGTCTTTGTTCTGTAATAGCTCCTTGGGGATTGGGGTTCCTGACTTAACTAAATTTGCAATTCCTTTCTGGAGTTCATCCAAGTAATTTGTGTATTCTTTGGCTACTGCATCAATATCATCAGGCAGTCCACTAAATGTAGACTTGCGTAAATAAGCTATAAGTCCTCTTAAGTCCTCGGCTCTCTTGCTTCCTTCACCTTTATCTTGTGTATAGAATGCGTACTTGTCATCTTCTTTGCCACCCTGTAGTCTTGAAATAGTGCGCTCTAAGTTAGGTGTTTCACTGCGAGTTTTTATAATTGCTTGGATGATTTTTGACTGCTTTTCAGGCTCGTATCTTTTAAGGACAGAATCAGGAATATTATACTCAGTGGCTAACTTTTCAGAAGCCATTTTAAATAGCCGCCTCGTTTGTCCATACTTCTTTTGAGCTTCTAGCGCAGGCTCATAACCTGCGCCTTTCATTGCGATTGCTCCTGCTGAGGATTTTTGCTTAGAAAACACGTATTGACTAGTTAAAAATTCTCCTAATTTAGTAAACGAAGAAAGGGTTTTGTCCGTCGAGACATTCACCCCACTTAAGAACTGTTTTAATCGTTTAGCGTTTTTTTCAACTTCAGGCAGTAAATTATTGAATTCGTAAAGACTTTCTTCGTCTCTGCGAGTGCCTAGTTTTGGTGGTGGCGAAAAACCGGGAACAAAAGCACTGACCATTTTCTGGGCTTGAGGTGATGATAAATAGCGCTTTAAGTTGTGAGCATCCATCGAACTCACGTCGGCTAAATCTGTGATGATTTTGGTGTTTTTAGATGGCTTGATAATCCCTGACTGAAACGGAAATCCCAACGGGTCTTGTTTGCCACCGATAGCCAACATATTAGGGTTTTTGCGTTGATCTTCAGTCAATCCGTACAACCCCGTACCAAAACCTACTCCCTTGGCTTTGCCCCCCATTCGAGTATTGAGATTGATGGCAGAAGCTACGGGAAAGTTACCGCCGCTAAACGTGACTACTGTTGCTTTCTTCCCTGGTTGGTCACGATCAAACGCTCTCAAGTGGGCGGCTATTTTTATGGCGTCTTTGTTGATTGATTTGTAGTCAGCAGCAACCCCTGCTAGCTTTTCAAAGTTTTTGAACGTGTCAATCAAGCCATCCGGAGGATTAAAACCACCCTTTTTAAGTAAGTCTAAAAATACACTTTTCTTGTCAGTTGACCGCCTGTCTGTGTACGTATTGTTAATGGGAATAGCCGTTGAACCAGGGAACACTATACCCGCTTGTTGGGCAATCCGTCTTGAGCCTCGACCCCTCTCTTGCTGAAAACCTCCAACCCCAAAAACAACACTTTCACCTTCAAAGTTTTTATAGTTAATCTTGGCAGCGCGTCTCTCTACCTCTCGTTCTGCACCATAGGTTAAAACCCTATTCTTAAGCCGTGCAGGTTGGGCGATTAGTCTAGCCAAGGCTCCAATCGCTTGGAACTCTTTCTTGGGCATCATTTCATTGACTAGCGCTTGACCAATCTTGGGATCTTTGAGGATATCCCTAGTGGAGACAGCTTTCCTAGATGGATCAGACTTCATTTGCTGCTCATTGAATTTGACCAGCAACTTTAACTGTTCTTTTGGGCTAGCTGATGAGATATCTACGAACCTTTTTATGCGATCACCCGCTTTCTTGAACGGCTGCACTAGCGGATCGATAATTCCTTCCTTGACCGCCTGTTTGGGTTTGCCCTGGATAAATGCTCTGTCAATAATTAGCGCTAATCTTTCTTCAAGTGCGTCCAGTTTACGGCTAAACCTTCGAGGGTCGAGGAACCCGTCAAAAGCTCGACCCATTGCTTTTATGCCCTGGGTAAATTCTTTTGTATTTGGGTAGCCAAGGGATTTACCAACCTCTCTTACGACTTGCTTAGAGCGTGTGCCGACATATCCCCCTAGGCGTTCACCAGCTTGACCAAGATTGACTTTTCGACGCCTCTCAAACCCCTTAAGCAATCCATCGGCAAAAGTAGCTGATAGTCGCTGTCCTATTCCCTCGAACACCCCCTGAATACAGACGAGATTGCACCACTTGCCGCCTTAAATGGAGCGACGATGATTGAGGTGATAGAGGAGAATACTGCTTTAATTGGCGCAAGTAAAACACTTTTGAGTGTGTCGCCTCGATTTACGCTTTTAAATCCTTCAACTACACCAACTCGAACGGCTTTGGCTATATCTCGTGATGTTTCAGATATATTAGTTTGCTCAAGTTTTATCGAGATTTTCTCTGTTTTCTTAAGGTCATTTATTAATTTTTGGGTGGTTTTTAACTCAGTGGCGTCTACCCAAACCTTTAAAGGATTGCGCTTGAAATATGTGTTAGCTTGTGCTACGTGTTCAAGTTTTTTGTTTATGTGGCGATTAAGGGCAGTAAGTTGAGTATGGTCAACGGTTGGAACTATATGTAACTTCGGGACTTTGACAGACTGAATCTGCTGTAATCCAGCGTATAAGCCTGATAAGTCCAGCCCTGTGCCAATGCCGATGCTAGCAACGTAATCCACTGTTCACCTCTTACTTGTAGTGGACTTTTCGCCTGTCCATCAAATTGATTTGCTTGGCAACTATCAGCAATTCTTCCTCGGTCGGCAATGCTACCTTCTTAGGCAATGCGCCCCTGTATCCTGCCTGTCTTTGTAAGTCTGAAACCGTGGATTTAATGTCTTCCGGCTTGCCACCAAAAGCCATCGCCGTCATGTGGAATTTGTCGAGTGATTCCCTAGCTCGAAACTTGACGGCGTGTTCAAATAACAAGTCAAACTCCCACGAAGGCAAGTCAAGCGCTTGATTTCGTGTTATCCCATACACCCGAAGCATCGTAGGTATAGCTTCTTCTAGGACTTCCCGGCAATGCGCGATCGCTTGTTGTGTGGCGCTACCCCGGACAGTGGTTGAGAGCTTCGTTTCCTGTGGTTCGTAAACACTGGGCAATTCAGCTAAAGCACCTCGGATATTGTTTGCCATCATGCCAGCCCACGCATTCTTAGCTCTATCAGCCGCGTGTTTTTCATCTACTAATCCTCGCAGTGTCAAGCTTTCTTGATTACAGCAAGCGGCTATGTAGTCAATTGCAACTCCATAAGAAAAACCACTATCTGCTAACTTTGCCTGTGCAATTTGTAGCCTGAGATAGTGGCATTTTTGGAGGGTAACGGGATGGGGAACTTGGAAGGTATTACGACCTAAGACGAAGGAGATTTCTGTATCTAGTTCACCAAATAGCAGCAACTCGATAAATTCATCACGCAGTTTGAGCAACTTTGTCCTTCTTCCGGCTTGCACCGTTCAGGCTATTTTGGATATCGTCAGAGGGTTCAGATACTGCACTGAGCATTGCAATTTCTTTTTCAGGTTCGATAGATGCGATCGCTTCAGTTACAGTAGCTTGAGCCTTCTGGATTTCTTGCCTAATTGTCAGCGACAGCTTGGCACAAAATGAGATTCGTTGCAGTCCAATTCGTTTGTTAATTTCGTGATTATCGCTAATAGTTTTTTGTAATTTCTCTTTGAATTCAGCTAACTTTTCTTCTATGAGGTCAATAATTACATGAGGTTCAGTTTCAATATGTGCGCTGATGTAATCGAGATTTGCGTTAAGCATATCCTTGTCTTGGCGAAGTCCTACCAATGCCGCCTGCTGATAGGTTTCTTCGGTGACAGCTTCGCCTGCTTCTTGGCGCTGTTGAACTTTGATAATAGGCTCAAAGAATCTTTGCAACATTGCATTCGACCGAGCCAGTAATTTGTGAGAAGTATCACTCAAAGCCGAAGTATCGTAAATATCAAACTCTTTCTTGCCAATAGAAAAGCTAGCGATTGGCTCTTGAAGTCGTGAGCAAATCTCGAAAAGTTCGTCACCGTTTAATATTTTCTTAGTCATTGTCAACACCTACTCCGAATAGAGTGTAATCGCCTCGAATCACTTTAGGTAGTGCCAACTCAGGTGGCGGCGGGAATGCGTCAATCACCAAGCCAGTTGAGGTTTGCTCGGTATTTGAGAAAGTAAAGTTTGCATCCTGAGTACGCAAAGCTGCATAGGGAGAGTACCACCACAAATCAGGATTTCTAGATGGCCCTTCGCAAGATGCTGCCTTTAACAAAATCGGGAACTTGTCAACAGGGCAACCTGCTCTATCGTAGAAACCCAGTGCCTTACGACTGCGGTCTTCCTCGTCATAAATCATTGATGCGCCATGATAAGCAAGCTCAAAGATTTCTAGCGCATCCCCACCCCACACTCTGGCTAGACTGAAAGCCATACTCCAGGTATATCCCGACACGATCTGATCGGCGGGTGCAGTGCTAGCCTGCGTCATTGCTCGGTGAAAGTCTCAGTGTCGGTGATAGTCGCTGTACCCATCTGGTCATCTGGCGTCAAGACTATTTCGCCCTCGCTGCCAAATTTTAGATAAATGTAGACAGGCCCAGTAAATAAATTTCGCGGCATTAGTTATCCCCTCCGTTGTGTAAAAAACTCAAACACACAAGCCCCCACATATAACGAGGGAATCCCAATAAATCTGACTGGCAACCATTGCCGACGCTGTACATGGTCTAGCCTTTGCCCTTCCATCTGGACACAACAGCACCGACGCTTCACTATCTCGTCCACCCATTCCATCAACTGCCCTGCGATTGGTTCGCTCTGGTGGTAAGCCGTGAATTGCAATGCGGGGGAAGAGGCGCGATTCGTCGTTAGTTGCCGAGCAATAGTGCGATTGTCAACTTCGCTAATCACAATTCGTCCACCTGAGAGCAAAATATCTTCCAATGTGGTTGGGTGAGCGTTCGTCAACTCGACAGCTTCAGGCAAATGCTCACGCACACAAGCCCACAGTGCAAACTTCAGCTCAACAGTAGATGGGGGGATAGCAAGCATTTAACGCCTCCCATTCCTACCGACCGGAACTCCGGTCGTTTTGCTTTCAAGCTGGCAATAATTTCTTGACCAATCGCAGGCAGGTTAGAGCGAATGTAGGGATTCTTGATTTCTACCCAGTAGGCGTAATCCACATCCCGCCTGATTTCCTGTTCTCTGGTTTCCCCATACAAGGAAATACCACCCGCTACGATGTCACACTCAATCAGCTTGTCTGACACTATCGGATCGGTTGCTCTGGTACTGTTATAAAGTCGCTTGGTGTCAATCGGAGTCAGGCTTTGAACAAACGGCACAGTATCACTAACGGCTTCACCAAATTGCTTGGCTAACCCTGCAACAAAACTATTTAGTGCTTGCTGATTGATGATGGTTTTAGCCATAAGAACGCACCTCCAGCACATAGGCTTTGAGCAATCCCGCCGCAACATCAGCGCCTAGTGCCATAAACTCAACCACTGGGCTAAATGTCGTAGAAGGCAAAGCACCAAAGACCCTAGCTTCCCCCGGTGCTATTACATAATCTGGGTCTTCAATATCTAGGTAGGATGCTGCTTTTTCTGGAGTAACGATGTGGATGCCAGCACCTCCAGCAGGCACGGCAGCGTTGTAATGCTCAACTACTAAGACAGTGGATGCCGTGTTTTTAAACGTGTACTTTTCCCCTAGCGTCAAGGTGACAGGGTTTAGCTTGCTACCTTGTTGCTTGCTAATCGTTGTCGCGATTTCTGTCATTATCAAACTCCTAAATTAACAGGGTCAAAGGGAACGTTTTGGGCAGCGTCAATAAACAGGTGAAAGCGTTCAGACACCGCTTTAGGGTCAACTCGGTCAAGTACGCCTTTGATGGTCATCTCACCCCAAGTCACCACAGCAAAGCTGCCAATCTTAAACAAGGTTGGGTCATCAATCCGGTTGACCATTAGTCGATACATTTTGGCGTCAAGGTTGCCTGATGGATTGCGATCGCCTGACTTGCCACCATTGATTAGCTTGACTGCTGCACAAGGGATATCAAGAATAATCTGAGGGCGTTCTGGGATAGGGATTGAGTAAGGATTGTGCTGAACTATTTTGGGATACTCAACTAACCTCAATCGACCAGTGGCACGTCCGGCTGTCAATCGGCTATACAGCCTGTGCGTGTCAATGCGAGGAACGCTAGTGGGCATAGACTCTCCTCTTGTTAAAGGAACGAAGGTATGCCAGCGCATTATCGTAAGCACGACTGATTGCACCTTGATTGCCAGCGTTACCTGGATCGGAGTACTTGACCTTGATATCGTCAATTACATCGATTTCAATTGGCAGCCCTTCACCCAATCCGCCTTGATCTGCCTCGCCACTGCTAGCCCCAACTCCACCAATTAACCCGTCCGCGTAAAGCAAATACTTCAGAATAGCTGCGACTGCTGACTTAATAGCCAAAACTACTGGAGACGGAATAGAGAAATTGTAGCCTCCGGTGTAAACGACTTTTAATGAAGTAGCGATCGCCCAATGATTTAATTCAACCCGCCCACTCTCAGGCTCGACCTCGTACTGTGTCACAGGAATCAGTCGCCCGTCACGACCAAAGCCTACGGGTGCAATATCTTGAGTAAGTAAGCCACCCATATTCCCCCTAGCCCTTGTCAAGCCAAGTGGGTATAAGCCAGTGCCTCTGCTATATGGATAGAGTCCGCAGTTTTGCCTTCCGTAACCAAAAGTGTGAGGGTATGGATTGCTTGTTATCCGCTGCTCTATTACTGGGATTGGCAAGAGTGAAATAGGTGTATTTGGCAGGTAAAAGAGACTTGCGGGAATCTCGATATGGAAGATATGCTTTTGCAACTCAAGTGGACGATTGGCAGCAAAGGGTGATTCTGCGATCGCCTGTGCCCGAACTAAAAACCCCAACAAAGCATTCTCCTCTAGTTGAATAGAAGGGAAGAAAATGGCTTTATCGTCGGGAGTTAGGATCATTTGTTTCTAGGGCAGTTAGGGTCAGCAGCAGAGCAAAGGTCTTTTCTCGCTAAGGGGTCAGTGTGTCGAGTGTTCTGGCAAGCGTTGCAGATTAGGACATTGCCCTTGGCTATAAAGTTGTAGTCTTTCTCAGGCGGTGGTATGAAAGGAAGTACATCATCTTCAGGGGATGGAGCCAATGCCACTTCTTCCTCTCCTGAAATTTCCTCCTCCACAATCTCACCCGCGTCAGTAAATCTTTTGCGTGGCATTTTACGCGCCTACCTTAGTCTTGCTGGTACGAACTTGAACCACTCGTGGCTGCTGCCCTGGTGAGAGGGCGGGGTCAACATCCAAAGCGCCAAAGCCTTCGTGGGAGAGCCAGTAAAAGTCACGGCTACGACCATCGTTGACAATAATTTCACGAATGTTAAACGGAAGTGCCTGTGCCCGTCCGACCGTACCCATTCCAAAGGCAAAAGCGGTGGAAGTTGTTCGCGCTTGACCTCCCAAAGTTTCAGTCTGTACACCACGAGCGCCTGGGTTGCCTGTGCCAAAAGAGTTTTGACGAAAAATATGGAAGTTAGAAATCATTCCCACGTATCCGTTAATACGTCCAGTAATTGGCTGTCCAGTTTCCAGTGTCAGATAGTTAGTCAACTCACTAACAGGCGAACCCTCATACCAACGCTGGTCTAGCTTGGGGTCGCGATTCAATTGTTCTAACTGAGTGGCGTTCATCACCAAGCCGTAGCAGTTGTCATACGGTGGGACTTTCAACTCGTCACTCATGTAAGCTGCAAGGCTCCCTAGGAAGTCAACCGTAAACTGCCCACCTCCGTTAGCTGTCACCCCTGCTGGGGTCAGCACCAAATCGCCACTGTTGTTGTAGGCAGTAATAGTTGACTGAAACCACAAATCCGAGATACTTAAATCCTCGAAGTATTCGTAGTTGTAGCGAAGTCGCTGACGAAGTGCAGTCAGCAAGTCCATCAAAGAATAGGCAATGATAAACTCTGGAATGCTGACAGGTCTTACCTTCCCGTCTCTACCTATGCCGTTCTCTCTGATGAAAATTGGCTCAGAAGTTGCATTGAGCGGCTGACGCAAATCAGTCAAAGGAACACCTGGTAACAGATGCCAGTCGGAAGGAACATCACCTTCTTCAAGCAACAGCATCCTCGGCACTGAAGCCGTCTGACCAGGAGGGACGCCCAAGTTTGTGCGGTTGTTGCAGAACTGCCAAAGGACAAAGCGCTCTTGGTGGGTCATCCTCATCTCAGAAGAGAGGAACGTCAAGAATGCACCGGGAATATTGCTAAAGCCCGTAGCGGCGGCAGAGTCTGTCAAGCCAACAGAACCGCCTCGCAATAGTCCCAACTTATCTTTGGCGTAAGTCTCAAATCCCTTAAGCAAGCTGGCACGGCTTTCAGCGTGGAAAGAATCCAGATGTCTAACGTCCATCTGAGTCTCAACCGCGCCAGTAGGAGAGGCGACTTGAACTCTAGGGCAAGCGGCTTTGTCATCGAACATCCTCTGATATTCTCTGACAGCATCCCGCCCACTAATCCCACCTCGCGTAGACTGAGGTGCGATAAATGAAGAGTGAATATCGGTAGGAACTGCTGCTGATTCAACGTTCAAGCCTGGTACATAATCGCCAAAGCCAAGTGCATTGCTAGCCGCTTGAATTAGCTTGAATCTCCGCTCTTGAGCTTCCAGTGCGGCGGCTGATTCTTGCCTTACTTTTTCTCTGGCGTTAGCTTCTTGCTCAATTCGCTCTTGCGCGGCAGTGATCTGATCTTCTAAAGCTTTGACTTTGGCAGAGTATTCAGCTTCGACTTGACGACGTTGCCCAAGTGCGATCGCCTGAATAACCTCTTCATCATCAGATAACAGAGAAGCGGGTTGAGCAGGAGGCGTTACAGGTTGCTCTGGCGGTGCTTTTGTTCCAGAACCTGAACCTACTACGCGAGGCTTGGCTTCAGGTGGAGGAGGGATGATTGGCTGTTCAGGTGGCGCTTCACCATTGCTTGCTGCTGCACTACCTTGGATCTTTTGTGAATAAATTTTATTGATTACATTGCGGTGCGAATCGTCGTTGTTAGCGTTCGACTCGATTCGCCTAATTTCTTTGAGGATTTTCACTAACAATAACCCGTCACATAGTTTAGGGTTTATCTTAGCTATCCCCAGAAATAGATACTTTAAAAAACCCCATAGCTTCACTAAATAATCCCGCTATGGGTAAAAACATTAACCTATGGCACATTGCAGGTATTAAAAAGTAGCCAAAAGTGGTGAGTGCGATCGCCGCTGATATGGGAGAATAAAGACGACGCGGTTGACTGGCGTTCTAACCACCAACCAACCGCTGGCTCACCAACTAGAAACTACCTAGGAGATGACCATGGATAATAGTATCATCCGTAAAATCATTGACGGTGTGGAATTTTTCACCGTCAAGATTACTGGTGAAAGCGGCATGAGCAAGTCTGGATTAGCGATTTTCTGCGGTGTTAAGCGCTCTTCCATCACTAAGCTGGCACAAAAGATTGAATTATCAGTGTTTCCCGAAGAGCTGCCAGAAAGCCTACAACCTTTAGTAGGTAAGAGCTTGACACTGTTAACCGGATTATCTTATAAAAACGCGGATATTTTGACTGACGACGCTTGCGCGGCAATAGCAGAGTACTACGCTTTTGATGCCCCTAATCCAACAGTCGAGGCGAAAAAGGCTGTAAGGGGTTTTCTGAGAATAGGGATGAGAGCGTTTATCCACAGCAAAACTGGATGGACGCCAGATCCAAAGGATCAGTCAGAACAGTATCTTTTTTCCCTTATCCTGGATGAACCTCGGATATGGAAAGAGCATTTTAAACCAGAGTGGATCGCACAAGCCGAGCGCCTAACCAAGTGGGAGTGGCAATGGCGGTGTATGTCAGGCTTTCTAAATGCCACCGTTTACAGCTACTTCCCCAAACCAATGCTTAATAAACTGGACATTGTGAATCCCTTAGACGAGGAAGGACGCCGCCCAAACAAACAGCATCAGCACTTCCGAGAAGATGTTGACGAGAAAGCGTTGAAAAAGCATATCGACACTGTACTCACGTTGATGGAAGTGTCAACTAGCCTGAGTGAGTTCTGGCGATTAATGAATGCTAAATTTAACGGCGCAATTCAAATGCAGATGTTCTAGAAAAGCTTTCTCTCATTGACAATTACGAGCCACCTCAATGGGTGGCTTTTTTCTGCTCAAACCTAGCGGGTAAAACACGGTGGGTGTATTTTTCTTCTGCCGAATAATCTTCCCACTCTCGCTGAATTATTGGTAACTCTTCAAACCAAGCAACTTCGCTGTCATGGATATGCCAATCAGCCCAACCCGTAGCGAACCGAATAGATACAATCCAGCCCCATCCTTCGTCTTCTCCATCATGGAACCAGCGCCCAACGTCCTCGCCATGTGCGGCAGCTAGCCGAAGGTATGAAGCTAAGACCATGTTGCGCTCTTTGTACGCGGCGTCTTTCTGAGCAACTAAATCAGTGACAAAAGCGTTAAGTTCTAAGTCCGTCAAGTCAGTTACTTTCGTCATACTCTTCACTGGCAACTTCAGTTTCATGCTTGAGTAACGGGCGATCGCGTGTCCACAACCAAAGCGGGATAGCCGTAATTCTAATCTCTATCCACTTGCCACCCACTAACCGACGATACCAGCGAAAACCAGAGAAGAATATGTCTAGCCACTCCTGAATTGTTCCTTTCAACGTGGCTTCCTTTGCAACAATTCCTTGACCGAGCTAACTGACAGCCCCTCGCTCTCCAATATCAGCAACTCAGCCGCCGTTAACCTACGCTGCCCTAGGAGCAATCGACTCAACCGCCGATGGCTAATTGGCAACCCTCTGTGCCTAAATACCGCCAATACCTGCTTGTTGTCCCAGTTGCGTCGAGACTTCAAAACACGGAACTCCTCACATATCGCAGTATTTATTCTTTCTTCCTCGGTGGTGAGTAAAAGCGCCATAGGTTAATACAATTTCCCATACCTTACCAAAATAACAACATTTTGGGCGATTTAGTATACCCTATGGGCGCAAAACCTCCACAGTAAAACCATCCAACTTAAGATAGCTGCAATAGAGAAAACAATCCCTTCCTGGTAAAAGGATAGGGCTGATTTTGTATGACTTTACTTACGGGACAAATAATCCATGACGGCATTGCACTAACAGGAACCCTTGAGCTATCGACAAGAGAGTCTATCACCAAAATAGAAGTCCTTAATGGCTACTTCGAGGAAATAAAGCTACCAGAGTGCCAGTACCAGGCGCTGCTGATTTCCGAGAAGCCTGACGGAACCGTACCGGAACTAACGATTGAAGTGCCTGATGTTGAGCGGGTGACGTGGGCAGAGTTGTTCGAGAAACCCTCTTGCAAACCAGTGCCTGCGATTCGCGTCCAAGCCCCTTGAAACCAAGCTTATTGACAAGAGCCAGATTGAGCGGCTGAGGAAAATCCCCCCACCTGAACTCAACCCAAGGGAAGGGGGCGTCGAAGATCCCGACTATTGGAATAGGGAGGAGTTTGTACTACCTGGATCAGCTGAGGAATCAGAGAACGCGGTGGCTGAGGAAACAGAGGAGACAGAGGAAGAAGTAGAGGAGGAACCCGTTACACCCAAAATTGACCGACAAACCCGAAATCTACTTGAAATGAACGCGAGGCTTAGAAAATAATGCTGGCATTACCTGGGACAAGATCTGATGCAAGGGTTCCAGCGATTTGCTTTGAGCCTGTATTTAAACCCCACAAGCAAGATTTGTGCTTTTACAAAGGAGCAGATTTTAATTTTTCACTACTCGTTGCGGACTACCCTATCGACTTTAGGGGTGCGTCTTTTGCAATGGAGATTCGCCCTCCTAATGGCGACGTCAGACAGATTAAAAACGTCTTAGGTTCCACTGCTGTTAACACTTCTGTTATCAAGCTTGAGTTTGAGAAGTTGGACTGTAGTGGCGAGTGTAAAACTGACAGGGATATCAAAAAACTGGAGTCCTTGCCGATTAATGAAGGGGACTTCGTGACGCTCGAAGGTTCGGGAGTGACTATGTTCCCCGTGCTTTCAGTTACAGCTAGCAGCATCCTTGTCGAAGGCGTGTCTAGTCGTGACGTTGCAAAAGGTCGGGTGTTTTTTCGCTTCAAAAGCGATGCCTCGTTCTTTGTCAGTCCAGCTTTCACTCCTGAAGTAGTAGCAACGGAAACTCCCGCCGCAATAGGTGCAACTGTCCTATTTACTCAATCACTGCCACGGGAACTGTCTGCGGGGACAATCTTGGTTTTCGCTGATGCCAATAGCAATACAATACTTGCCACTCTTACAGACAATGCTCCCTTGGGCGGGCGGCTGCTGGCAGTTCAGCCAATGGAAAGTCCCATCGAAGCGGGAGCTTTAGCTAACATCGACGCCTTTGCGATTATCCTAACTGCCGAAACATTACAAGGCGGCAACACTCTGACCGTTCCCGCCATTCCCGCAAGTATCCCGGTAGGCACGCCATTAAACTTCTCTCGTAGGACAGGGGCTGGATGGGAGTTTTTGTCTGGACTTACCGTACAGGACACTGCACCTGTTGGCAGTACCACTATCACTTTTGATCAGGCTGACGGGGACTTACCTATTGGTGCGATCGCTTACTTTGGCACTGTTCCTTTCAATGCCCTAAACATTGGCATTACAGCCGATGACACAAGACAGCTGCACCTAAATGAGTACAAATACGACCTCATTGCACGGCTGGCTGACGGAGAGAAGCTGGCAATCTTGAAGGGCGCAATCAAATTTGATGGGTATGTGTCGGACTTCATCTAATCAATTTTGACCGGAACCCCGGTCACTTTCAATCATCACTAAGGAGTACGAAATCAGTGGCAGATCCACAAGTTGTAATTGCTTACAATGAACCCGTTCCCAAGGGTCAAGCAACGGCAAAGAATTCAATCCCTGCTGTTTTACCAATTGACCAAACGCCTATCCCTACTTATGACGCTAATAAGCCAATCAGTGAACTTCAAACAGATCAGTTTGGCTTTAGTGTTAACCAGGAGCCATACTACTATCTCCAAAATGTTCTGTCGTTTGGCATTGATCCGAACATCTGGTTTAGTGATACAGACGGCGGCAAGGGTACAATTGCTTACCTACCTGAAATCTCGGCAGCTGAATTTCGATTGGCTCAGAACGATAGCGCGATTATCAAGCAATCTAAATTCGCGTTTCAGTACCAACCTGGGAAAGAGGTTGATACCAGCTACGCTATCCAAATCAATAAGGGTGCAGCAGCGTCGGCTGTTATGTACCAATGGGGAAACTTCTCACGCAGAGATGGTTACGGTTGGCGTTACCTAACCAGATGGAACGCAACCTTGACTCGTTGGGAGGGTGACTTATATTTCTTCCGTCGTACAAGCGCCATTCGGGGCACTGAATTGGAGGCAGTCACAGGAAGAGTCGTTGGCGCTATTGATTCCACCAATGGTGTTCATACAGGTGGCATAGCAATGGGTTCAGCTATCCACTTCCGCCCAGCCTACTTGGTTGGGGCAGGTACAGACACGAAGCTAATTGATCTGGATACGTTTGAAGAGATTATTCACTACTCTCAGTTCAACCGAGATAAGTTAACAGGTTTAGCAGGCGACGGGAACCCATCAGGAGCAACCACTCGCGGTACGTCAGCGCATCCATTATCACTGCTCTTGCCAGTAGTGGGTTTGAATAGCAGTGAAGCTTCCAACATCACTATGTACCTGACTCGCTTTAGCTGGTACGGTGCGTCTGGCGGTTCAGGTCACGTCTATGTTCCTGACCAGAATTCACCCAGCCTTGGCTCAACACGCTGGGTACAAGCACACGAGATTCGGCACGGTGACACGCTTCCGGTTCCCACAATGGAGTCACCCAATTTGCCAATTACCATGCAAATGGCACAGCGTAGAGATAGGCTAGCAGAGTCTGTCTCTAGCGCGGCATTCATGCGTCGGTACGGTATCTCCTGTTGGATACCAGGTGGCGACCCTGAACCAATGGTGATGGGCAGCTTTGGTTCACCGATTACTGCTGTGACAGAAGCAAGCTACAGACCGTTGATGGCTCTTGCGGTCAAGTCGTTCGTTTTCAACAGCAGCGTACCAGCGGCACAGCAAAGACGCCCTCAAAAGTCGCGGATATTCCCAATCTCTTTAAGTATCTCTGCAACGGGTGGTGTACCAGTCGAAGTTTACTTAATCAAAAATCCCACATCTCTACAAGGCGCTGGCAGTCCTGACTTGACGGGATGGTACGCACGAACAGGAGCAGCGGAGAACCTTAAGGTAGTCGGCACAACTAACGCATTTACAGGGACTTACGCTCAGAACGGAGGCAGACCAGCAGACCCAAACGGCGGAAAGCTATTCGGTGCTTATTACTGTGCAGCAAACGATTCAGAATTTATCGATCTTCAGCCAATCTTTTCACCCAAAAGAGAGCAGCTAGGAAGGGCAGAACAAACACCCGCAGATGCCCCTGGTGACGTTCTAATCGTAATGGCAAGATCACTAACCACTGGTACTGCAAACGTTAACGTTGCATTAACCTGGGGTGAACAGTGATCAA